GAGTGAAAGCCCACTTCTTCGGGCAGACGGAAAATCGGTTCGCCGGTCGCAGTAATCAGCCCCGTGTCCACCGCCTCGTGGTCGTCCACAATCAATGACGGGCGATGCGGCTCGTTATCGTCCCACAGCGGGGTTTCGATGTAGAGCGGCTTACCCGCGCGAACACGACCGGTGACGTAGCGGCTCACCGCAGCAGCTTCGCCAGCGCGTTGAGGTCCGCGTTCTCGGATGACCAGTCAGCCTCGAACTGCCCCGATGCGCCACGCACCTTGTGCTGCGGTGGCTCTGGTGCGTTGGTTGCACCGGAAGGCGTGGCCTTGGGCTTGTTCTCCTTCTGGAGATACGCCTTCACCCGTCCGGCATACAAAGCCAGGTCGAGCGGGTTCACGTCCGGCCCGGAAGGACGTTCGGGCATGGCGTCGAGATACTGGCCTTCGATCGCTCCGAACGCTTCCGCAGCCCCGAGCAAGTCGCCGGCCGCAACCCGCGCCTCGATTGCGCCGGACTCGTGCGGATTGGACGCGAGGTGATAAGCCGCATCCTCGGCGACGGGTGACGCGGAGATCGCAATCGAGGTGAGCGGACTGGCCTGGAGCGCTGCCAGCTTCTCGCCGAAATCGTCGTATTTCTCCGCGCCGCGCTTTTCCGCTTCGGCCCACTTGTTGTTGAGTTCCGTCGTGACCGCCCGCCGCTGTTCTTCCTGCGCGGTCTGGTTGCGCCGCGCTTCCTCGGCCTTGCGCTGCTCGGCAAGCTCGACCTTCACCTCGTAACGGGCAAGGTCTTTGAGATATGCCGGATCGGCCTCGCCGAACTCGTATTTGGCGTCATCGGGGTTGGGCGCGGCAAGCTCTGGCGCTTCCGTCGTCGTCTCGGGCTTGCTCGTTTCCAGCGCAGCAAGGCGGGCTTCCAAGGCTTCGCGCTTGCGCTGCTCCTCGCGCCAGTTGCGGGTCAGTTCATCGATGCGCTGGGATGCGCGTTTGGAGCGCTGCTTGCCCTCGGGCTGGTCGTCCGTCTCGTCGCCGTCAAGCGGAGTGTTTTCTGAGCCTTCGGCCTTTTCATCATCGGCCTTGCTGTCTTGTTCGACGGCCGGTGCATCGGGCACCATGCCCGTATATTCGATGCCTTCGAGGCTGTCCGGCTGCTGTTCGCTCATGCTGCTTGATCCTCGGGTTGTTCAGGTGGCTGGTTGGCCGCTTGCACGGCGCTCTGTGTCGCTGCGTCGGATTGCGTGCGCTCGTTGATGCCGTCGCGATACGCGCCCGCCGCGATGTGGTCGGTGATGATGCCGGGGACATGCTCGGCCCCGAGCGCCTGAAGCACGGCTTCCGTGACCGCAGGCGCAAGCACCGCGACGGCTTCTGGCGGCAACGCGAAGTCGTTCTTGCCGAGCGCCGACAGGCGGCGGGTGTGCGCGTCGTAGAGCTGTCCCGCGACCTTGGCTGCTTCCAGTGCGGACGGACCTTCCGGACCAGCGGCTGCGGCCTGCGCCTCGGCCTCAGCCTTCATCGCTTCTGCTTCGGCCTTCTTCGCCTGTGCGACCTTGAGCGCGGTCTCGGCCTGTGCCGCTTCCATCTGGAGCTGCACTTGCATCTTCTGCATCTGCTGCGCCTGTTGGGCCTGCGCCTGTTTCTGCGCCTTTTCCTCGTCGGTTAGGTCATCGTCGGCGTCATCCCCGAGGATCGCCGGGTCCATCGCGCGCTTGATGCGCTCGGCGATCTTGTCGCCGTTGACCAAATCCATCTCCTGGATGATGAGGTCGCCCGCCGCCTGCGTGATCTGCGGGGCCTGTCCCGCAAGCTCCATCAGTTGCGCAGCCGATTCCTGCCGGCGCGTCGCATAGGATGGGCCAGTGGTGATCGTCACGTCGTAGCGCCCCGTCGAAAGGTCGATATGCTGGTCGGCGGTCGGGTCGTTGACGCGCAGCAGCTTCACGCCTTCGTCGGCTCCGACCGTGCGGATCGTGCGCGGCGTGTCGTAAACGATCGGGATCAAGGCGTTGAGGACTTCGCCGACTTCCTGGATCGCCGCATCCATGTTCTGGTGGTAGATGATGGTGGCAAGGTCGCCCTGCTGCTGCCGCTGGCGGATTGCGACGCCCGATGTCTCGTTGCCCTGGTTGCCGAGCTTGGCGTCGTAGATGCCCGTCGTCTCTTTCATGTCGTTGGCGCACATTTCCTCTTCGGAAAGCAGCGCCGCGAGGTTCTGGAGCGTGGTCTGGACAGGCGCGATGGGAGAGTCGTCGTTGTAAACCAGCGTGTTCGCCCAGTCGGCTTCGCGACCCTTCACCGCCGCTGCTGGAGCGACGAAGTTGTGGCGCGGGGCAAGCATCAGCAATTCCGCCCGAACCGAACGGAAGTAGTTCTTCAGCCGCTGCGGATCGCGGGCAAAGCGCACCAGCCCGAACCGCACCCTGCGGTCGCCGATCCACACCTCGCGGCCCGTGCAGCGGATGATCGGCAGGCGCGGCAATTTCAATTCGAACGGGTCGGACAATTCCTCGAACCCGTTGGTCAGCACCATCGATGCGTATTTGCACTTCGACTGGCGGATGCGCGGCTTGCCGTCCGGCCCGACGAACACGCGGCCCTTCCATGACTTCTCGGGCTGGTCGGTCACGTCCTCGACCGCGCCGTCCTGCATCAGCGCGAATGTCCGGGGCTTCTCGGTGATCTTCCAGTATTCGGCGATACGAACGCTGTTCTCCGTCACCCAGCCGGACTCGCGCATGTCAGCCGTGTCGAGCGAACTCTCCTTGGCGTCGGGAAAGCGCTTCCTGAACTCGTCCTTGAGGATGTTCTCGCCGACGAAGCAGTAAGTCGCGTCCCTGCCCGTGGGATCGCCCGAGAACGGGTCCCACTGCACCGCCAGTGGATTGGGGATCGCACGGATGAACAGGTCGCGCTCGAACGCGTCCTCGTAGGCGTATTCGAGATCGACCCGCATGTTGGAGATGCCGCACGACACCATCGCGGCGAAGGTGTTGGGGTAAACGCGATCGACCTTGGACTGCAATTCGATCGAGCGGATCAGCTCGGAACGGACATCGGCGACCTGAACGTCCCCGTCCTCACGCGGCAGAACCTTGATCGATGTCTGGTTTGCGCGCCAGTCGCCGACCACCTGGTTGACCAGTTGCGGCAGCGTGTTGTTGGTGAGGCACGGCAGGGGAAACGGCCCGGTGCTCTCGCGATATTCGCGGACGCGCTCGTCCCATTGCTCGCCACCCTCGAACTTGAGGTCTTCGAGCGCTTCGTCGCGATTGTCTTTGTCCGCTTCCTCAGCGGCTTTCCAGCGCTCGCGAACGTCCTTGGCGAAGTCGTCAGCCATTCAGCAGCCTTTCGCGGATTTCGGCGATGGTGCGATCAGGCTGGATTGCGCCCTTGATGCGCTCGCCACGTTCTTCGATGATTTTGATTACAGCGGTGAGGGCCGCGCTGAATCCTACCAGGCGTCCGGCGTCAAATGCCGCTCGCCGCTCCTTGTCGGCTCTCGACCACACGCGTAGAATAGAAGCCGTCAAGTGCCAGCGCCAACCAGCTACAAACGCAACCAATGAAAGGCCGTGTTCGCCATTGCGCCGAATGAGGTTGAAACCGCGCCAGCGAAAACCTCGACAGGCTGGCGTTCGCATTAGCCCGCATTTGAGCAGGTAGGCGCGATGATAGGTGAGATCGAACCTCATCGCCCCGCCATCCATCCGCCCGGACGGCCGGCGAACTGCGGCACAGGCTTGGGCTGAACCGGCGCGGCCTCTTCCTTGTGCGCAATGCAGCCGAGCCCGAATGCGTCCGCCGAGTGAGAGGCCCAATCATGTTCCGGCCCCAGCCCGATATCGCGCTGCTCGTCGTGCTTCTCGTGATACCAGCCCAACGCCTGAAGGCCCGCATCGCACTTGGCTGCGTCGAACCGCATCCGCGGGAACAGACGCCGCGCCTCTTCAATTCTCGCCTTGGCCGCGCCCTTGCCCTGATTGGGAACGACAGAGACCTCGTATCCGGCTTGGCGGAACGCGCTCTCGAAGCTGACGTTGAACACGCGGTCATGGGTTTCGCCGTCGTGCGGCAGCCAGATTTTCGCGCGGCTCGGTGAGTATCCCTGCGACCGTAACCATTCGAGATGCGTGGAGATCGGCTGACCCTGCGCCTCGTAATGGTTTACCCAGCGGATTTCGGTTCCAACATGCTGGGCCGCCCAAAACACAAAGTTATCGGCCTTCGCTCCGGTCCCGCCCAGGTCGGCGAACAGGCGAACGATAAGGTTGGGGTCCTCGCCGACAAATCCGATACGATTGTCAGCTCTGGCTTGCGCAAGGTGGCGAGCGAAATAGGCTCCCTTTGAAACGGTAACATAGCCGCCTTCCCAGATGTGGTCGTAACCGTCCGGATCGTCCCTCAGACAGTCCTTGCGCTCCTGCTCCAGCTCGGCAGGGAACCACGGGTTGTCGTTCCAGTTGGCCTTGACGACGATCGAGTTGGTGGGCGGAGTCTGACCCCTGAACATCACATCAACAGGATCGATCTTTCGCCGCGGGTTCCAGGTGAACCACAGCTCGGATTGGGGCGCGCGGATCGTAGGTCGCAGCAGCTGGAGTGAGCGAGCCGAGAGTGTCTGCGCTTCCTCGACCCACGCGCGTTTGAAGCCTTCCAGCGACTTGATGGACTCAGCGGTGTGGTCCTGCATTCCCTGGAAGATGATGATGCCGTCGCCCGGAGTTTGTATCCTGTCGGCGAACACCTTGAAGCCATCCGCTTCACCGAGCCGGAACTCGCCGAGCTTGGCTTCGATCAGGCGCTTGGCCGAATCCTTGAGCGACTTCTGCACCTCGCGGATGCAGACGCTGAGCAGCCCCTTTTCGTAGAGGCTATCATCGATCAGCGCGCCGGCACGGTCATGTGACTTGCCCGAGCCGCGTCCGCCCCATGCGGCCTTGTAGCGAGCCGGTTGGTAGAGCGGCGCGAATACGTCGGCAGTCGGGATTTGCAGCGTGGGAGCAGTCGCCATCACTGGATGCTCGGCTGCTGGTATTGCTCTGGGCGGGTGAAGATTCGCTCGACCCGCTCAACTTGAATTGCGCCGCCGTTCTCTCCGGTGAGCTGAAGCGGCAGAACTTTACCCACCAGCCTGAGAAACGCGGTCGGGTTTTCGTCGGCCTGCTTGACAAGGTATTCGACGCCGCCCGCATCATCGAGCGCTTGCAGGATCATCTCCTTCAGCGCTTTCGTCATTTTGTTTTGCGTGCCTTTTGGCCGTCCCTTGCCTACTTGGGCGAGGAACTCCGGCGACCGTATCTCGCCCGTATTTTGCGGCGCACCGTCTGCGCTATCCGACCCCCCGGCCATGATGCCTTGTGGCACATCGGGAGGCTGTTCGGAGTTCCTAGAAGCGGGCTAGTCGGTGGGCAGTCCCGGCAACGGCATCCAATGAGTGATGTCGCCCCTCTTCAAAGTTCGGACCTTCCCAAAAGTCCGGTTCCAAGATCTTGCGCCACTCGTTCCATTCGCCAGCGTAAACGATTTCACCAAAGGCGACGAATAGCACGCGCTCGTTCTTCGGGACGGTTTCAATTGGTTGCCATTGGGTCACTGCATCCCTCCATTCAACCGAAGCCGCCGCACCCGTCCCGATCCAGCCCTGCTCAGCAATCCCCTGCGCTCAAGGCTGTTGACCACCTGCCACACGTCCTTGCGGGTGCTCATGCCCAGCGCATCGCAGATCATGTCGTAGCTCGGCGCAATCCCGTTCTTCTCGATCTCCTCGCGGACATAGGCAAGCACCTGGACCGCCCTGTAACCGAGCACTCGTCCGGTGAGTAACGGTTGATGCTTCATTCCCCCACCATCTTGGCTATGCTGCTGACCTGACGATGTTCCTTGCGACTTCGCCAAATGCCTGCGGATATAGCTTGCGCATCTCGGCGGCGTGTTCCTGGTGGCCGTCAGCGACGTAGCGGCGCTCGATGTTGCGGATTTGCTCATCAGTGAGCGGCTTCGGCGCAGGCGTCTGTTTCGGCGCGTAAGTGCCCTCAAGCATCCGTTGGAAGTTGTCAGGTCGCATCAGGCTGTCGAAGTTGCCCAACCATCCGTTTGCCCCCATCCAGTGCGGCGAGTTGGGCACGGCGGCAATCGCTCGGCTTATCGCGTCGAGGCCGTGTTCCTTGATCCTGGCATTCAGCGCCCGCTCCCGCTTTCCGGCAATGGCGGCTATCTTTGGCAAGCCATGCTTGGTTGCCATGTCGTTCCATTCGCTTTTGAAGCGCATTTTGGGGGGATTAAGGGGGGCTGTTTGGTTAGGGGTTTTAGGAAGGGGGGTCTGGGGGGAAACCTCCAAGGGGGAAGGGTCCGCGGAGTCACAGTCTGTCACGGTGACATCGCGTGACTCACGGTGACGCCGCTGACGCTCGCGATCTTTAGCGCGGCGCGTTTCGGCCTCTTTCTCTCGTTCCTGTATATCGGCTTTGACGAGCGCAACGATCTGCTCAGCAGTGAGTCCTGCCGCCAAGAAAGCGTCAAGGTGTCCCCCTGTGAGGCTCACGCAGGTTCAGCTTCTGCAATGAGCGCATAGAGATCGTCAGGCAGATCGAATACGCCGTCATGCATCATCCGCAGCCCGACAAGCACCCAATCCTCGATCAGCATATTGGTTTTGAGGCTCAGACGCGCAGTGATCCAGACAACGGCACAGATGTAATCGAAGATCTCTTCGTTCATCTCGAACCACTCACCGTGTAAGCGTTGGCTTGCGAAACGCTGGTGGAGCTTTCGTTCCAATTCGACCGTTCCGGGCTGCTTAGCGATGAACCGAAGTTCTCCTGCTGCGCCCGTCTGCAAGCTCCTCATCCGCTTTTCTGGATCACCAGTCGTGAAGCCGATTTTGCAGCGCCGCGTTTCCTTGCAGGCAATGAAATAGACCCAGCCAAGCTTATCGCGTGGACCAGGGCTCACCGTCTCTATTTGGAATTGGTCATTCATCCCCGCGCCACCTCCGCGACATCCCATTCGCTACCCGTGAGGGACCAGCGCAATTGCCGTGCGGTGTATTCCCAACGCGCCTCGACGCCGTTGGCGAACTTCACCTTCAGCGGGCGGTCGCCAGTGCGGGGCGTGCGTCCGGGGTTAGCGGTCCACTTCATGCGGCCAGTCTCTCGCGCAGGGCGATGATGTCGCATTCGATCTCCGGATCGGCGAGCATCCGCTTCTGGACAGCTTTGATTGCGTGGATGACGGTGGTATGATCGCGATTGCCGAAACGACGGCCTATTTCAGGCAGCGACTTCGGCGTGAGTTCCGACGCGAGATACATCGCGATCTGCCTCGGGTGCGCATATTCCCAGCAGCGTTGAGCGGAGACCATCGCTCGCACGGGAATCTTGTAATAGGCAGCGACCAGCGCCTGGATGTGCGTGACCATCAAGCGTCCGTGAACAGGTGCGCCGCACATGGGACAAAGCGTCGGCGCAAACGGGCTTGCCGGAGTGTCCGCAACAGGACTGCGCATCAATTCTGCGATGTCGTTCACTTGCCTTCTCCACATTCCCGAGCATTGGTTTCCTTGGTCAGTTCGTGAATCCATGCGGCTTCAACGTCCTGTTCGGTGACGCCGTAGGATTGTGCCCAGCGGGTGAGGTTGATCTCTTCCAGCTGGGACTTGGCGGCGATTGCGCAGCGGACAGCCTTGGGAAGCGTTTCGATCAATGGACGCGGCGCACTGAAGGTCTGGTCGGTCTGGGCCATCTATGCGGCCTCTCCGAACAGGGGGCCGCAATCGTCCCCGTTGGCCTCACGGATGCGGCGGACAGCGGCCTCGAAATACCGCTCCTCGCGTTCAATGCCGATGAAGGCGCGGCCCATCTGGATCGCCGCTATTCCGGTCGTGCCGGAGCCCATGAATGGATCGAGGATGAGGTCCGCCTCGGGCAGCAAGCCAAGGCAGAACTTCATCAGGGCGATGGGCTTCTGCGTAGGATGCTCTTTGCCGTCATAATCACCCTTGGCGAGAGGATCGCGGCAATAGATTTTGGCGTTGAGATCGAGGTTGCTCCACGCTATCTCAACTTCAGCAAAAGTCCGACTTCTGAAGCCAGCGCCCTTGTCCCAAACGATAGGGCAACGATGCGCAGGAAGATTGAAATAATTGCCGCCCCACATGATCGCGGGGACGCCGAGGTCGGCAAGCTGGTGAATGAGATCGAGGGGCGCTTCCGAATCCCAACCGAGGTCTCTGTCGCCACCCCATTTCTGGACGCCATATTTACCAACGCCAGTCGACGCGCCAATCCCATAAGGCGGGTCCGTCACAACCGCGTCCACCTTCGGCAGCGTCGGCAGGATGTCGCGGCAATCGCCGAGATATAGCGTCGCGCGCCCGATATGCTCGACGCGGCTCACGACAGCTCAGCCTTGCACGGCGCACCGCTCGCTTTCAGGAACGTGTGCGCGTCATCCACCGATTTGATGATCGCAACCGGATGGCCCATGCCACCGATGAGCGACAGCATCTGCTCCTGCTCGGGTGATACCTTGGACAGCTTGGCACGCTTCACTTCCATGAACGCAACGCCGCCCTTCCAGACGCAGATGAGGTCGGGGAAACCGCGCTTCATGCCGTCGCCGAGCAGAGCGCCCGTCTGTTTGAACCGAGCCGTCGCAGAGCCCGCCAGATGCGCTCCGTTTGGGCTGTGATGGATCAGGACATCGGGAAAGCAGGTGCGCGCCATTGCGAGGATCGCCCGCTGGATTTGGCGTTCCGTTGGCACAGGCGCAGCGGTTTTCTGGCGGGGCAGCACGATATCGGTCATGCGGCTTCCCCGATGAGCCATTCCGCAAAAGAGCGGCCACGGTCGTAAGCCTCGTTCCAGTCCTGATTGGTTTCGTGCGTGCGTCCGCAGCTATCATTAGGCAGTCGGTCGATGAATCCGACCAGCCACGCATAGATTAGCGTGCCCCTCATGCTGCCTCCTCAAACTTGTCAGTTTGATTGCCCCACGCGGTCCATCCCGCACGTTGGGTGCGGGCGAACATTTCGAGGTAAGGCCCGTCGCAATACCGCTCGATGCGTTCGTATTGCTCAATCGGCTTGCGGCTGTGCTCGCGCACTGGGGCCATGATGATCTCGCGTACGTCTGCGGCATTTCGCTTTGCATTGCCTCTGCGCGCCAGAAGGCAGAACTCGGCGTTCTTGCGAGTAGTGTAACCGAGACCGACATGAAGATCGGACTCGGCGGTGGGCAGAAAGCGCAATTGGGTCGCGTCGAAACTCTTCTTCTGCTTCACCCAGACGAAGCCCATTGCAGAGTATTTAAAGCCCCACGCTTCGATGACCTTAAACGTCTCAGGTAGCTTGGGCCCGGTGGTCCAGATGAATAGGTGGCAGTCGCGGGCTGCGATCTCGCGCACCGGTAGCGCGCAAATCTGCGGCACAGTCATCGTCGGATATTTCGCTTCGACGCTGCGCTCGCTTGTAATCTCGGTAAATCCCCGAAAGCTCCACGGCGGATCGGCGAGGATGCACCCAAACTGTCCGCGTGGAAGCGGATTGTCACCGCGCAAGGGATGAGCGCCTTTGGCTGAGACGCGCAGCGGCTCAGGGCGTAGCCCGCCAGCCCGGTCCTGCGAAGCAGGATGCGCCCTGTTCCTGTCCGGTGATTGTGAGTCCCCCACCATGACGGCTAACTCTTCTGGGCGATGTAGAAGGTCATGCCGCGAGCCTTTCCGCGCGAATGGCTTCCACCATCGCGATCCGCTGCCCGATCCAGCGCATGACCGGAACCGCCATCGAATTACCGAGCGCCTTGTATCGCGGCCCATCTGCTGCCGGCTTTCCGCGATAGGGAATGAGGGTGTAATCGTCGGGGAAGCCTTGGAGACGTTCGCACTCGCGAGGAGTGAGGCGGCGGACAGCGCTATTCGTGGCGATGCCGTGAGAATGGCCTGCCTGAAGCGTGAAGCCGGGGTCGCCGTCTGCGCCAATGCCGAAGCCGGTGCGCTCGCCTAGAGCGTTGCCGCGTGTCGCGATTTGCGTGTTGAGCGGCATGACGACCGCCGGCATCACCCCTGCGTTCGCATGGCTTCCCGAATGTCCTCCCGCCCTCAGTGTCGGGGATATGTCGGAAGCATCGCCGCCGTGATCCTTTGCGGTGAAGCAAACGGCTTGTGTTTGTGACCGCTGAAGCGCGAGCGCCATGTCTCGAGAAGTGTGCAGGTCAATGTTGCCGCCCTGCTGGTGCGCGAAGGCCACCGGCACCAGCGGCGTTCCCCGGCCCGTTCCATCCTCTGATGCGTCGAAGCCCTCGGCGCGGAGGGAATGGGCGATGAGCGTTTCCGTCTCGTAATCCTGTCGGCCCATGCCGCCAGCGTTGAGGCAGTGCGAAACGTCTCCGGTTGATGGAACCGGCTGCATATAGTTGCCAGCAGCTAGGTCAACGTCTGTGGACCAGCCACCGCTCTTAGCGCGGCTTGTAAAGGTGCCGGCAACGTCTTGCCCCTTTTCTCGGCGCGGCGCAGGATGCCCCGACAGGCTGTAGCGCTCAAATAGAACCGCCGCGGCACGTCGCCAGTCTCCAAGATATCCGACAAGGATGACGCGGCGGCGGCGCTGTGGAACTCCGAAGAACTGAGCGTCAAGAACTCGGTAGGCGAACCCATACCCGAGTTGCGCCAGCCCTCCGAGGAAGGCTCCAAAAGCCCTTCCTCCGTCAA